AAGTAGCAAAGGTTACACGTGCACACAGAGTCCTTTGAGTGAGCATTGTAAAAAAGGTATCTGTGTTAAGAAAAGATTCGGTGTGTTAGCTGGATCAAAGGGATCGTATCCATCACTAAATAATTTAAAGAAAATAGATCTAGATCCAGAACCAGAGTATGAATTTGATGTAACAAAACCAGATGGTATCAAGACTGCAACGGTACACTGCAGATCTGTAGAACATTTAAACGATCAACGTAAAAGAAGAAATGCAATTTCAAAAGCTGCAGGATTCTTTCCACCATTAATCAAAGGCGATGAAGAGCAGGCTGTCATGGACGCTTTGTATGCAACACAGAAAGTTGTACATCCACCTATCGGTACATCACCAAAAGAAAAATTACACGATGTATTACATGCAAAAATAAATGGACCAAAAGCAACCAACGATGCAGCATTTAAAACTGGATCTGTTTTGATTGAAGGTGACTATGCATTCTTTAAGTTTGATAAATTTTTTGACAAACTTAAATCAAAGAACTGGAGACACAGCGAAGACAAAACAGGACGTATGATGCAGGTAATATATAAAGACTGCGAGATAGAATTCCTGGAGCAAAAAAGATTCCCATCAAAAGAATCAGGTAAATACAATTCATCAACAAAAAATATTATACAAATAAATGTAAAAGAGTTTGAAGAAGTACCAATACATCATTCTCAAATAAAACATAAAACGGAGATAATGTGATTAGTCGTAAACTATACGGGCCTCCGGGAACGGGGAAGACTACAAAGCTATTGAGTTATGTAAAAACATTTTTAAAATTAGGCACACCTATAGATAAGATAGGTTACTTTGCATTTACAACTAAGGCAGCAAACGAGGCCATTGACAGAATGCTAGATTATCACACGGCTTTTCAAAGAAAAGATCTAAAGTATTTCAGGACTCTACACTCACTCGCTTTTACAAGACTCGGTCTTAAAAAATCTGAAGTTATGCAGGACGAACATTACGAAGACATTGGTAGGAAGATAGGTATAGAGGTTACGGTATACTCTGATGGCCAGGAGAACACGGGATTTGTAGACTCTGACAGTGAGTATTTTAATTTAATAAATGCTGCACGTATAAAAGAAATATCAATTGAAGATGAGTACAATACAGACATGTACTCACAAGATTTAGATAGCAGATTATTACAAATACTTTCTGATGAATTAAATAATTACAAAGATGCTTTTAAATTAGTGGACTTTACTGACATGATTGAAAGATTTAATGTGTCTGAATTGTGTCCTAAATTTGATGTAGCATTTATAGATGAAGCTCAAGATTTATCACCAATACAATGGAAAATGGTTGAAATTATTAAGAAAAACAGCAGATATGTTATACTAGCGGGCGATGACGATCAAGCCATTTACGGATGGGCGGGCGCAGATGTAAAAAAATTTCAGCAGGAAGTTTCAAAGAAGGACATAATTTTGCCACAATCTTACAGGGTTCCCAAAGTTGTTCAAAATGTGGCCGACAAAATTTTAGATCGCATACCTGACGACAGAAGAATAAAAAAATCTTGGAAAGCTAGAGAAGAAGATGGCTACATTAATTATGTAACAGACATTGAAGACGTCCCTTTACACACAGGTAATTGGTTAGTTTTAGCTAGATACAATGATAAACTGTCAAAATTAAAACCAATCTTAAAAGATATGGGTATATATTTTAAATATAAAAATAGAAAGAGTTACAGGGCTACGTTGTTTAGAAACATTCTTAATTACATACGTTGGCAAAAAGGTGAACTATTGTCTTTATCAGAAGTAAAGGGTATTCTAGAATCTTCTGGACGTTCAGAAGAACCAACAGAAGAAAAAATGTATAACTTATTTGAATTTAATTTCTATAAAACTGAAGAATGGTTTGATGTGTTTACAGTAGATATAGAAGAATGTTTATACATTAGAGAAATGTTAAGACTTCAAGAAAAATTATCTCAAGAACCAAGAGTAAAACTATCTACAATACATTCTGCAAAGGGTGGAGAAGCAGATAATGTTTTATTGATCTTAGATAATACAAAAACAATACGAGAGGCTTTAGAAAAAAGTCAAGACAAGTATGATGAAGAACAAAGAGTCTGGTATGTAGGTGTGACGAGAACAAAACAGAACCTATACATCATGACTGCAAAACAGGAGGACAAAGGTTATGACATCGAAAGTTTGGGATAAGCAACACGGCGGGAGTCACTATCAAAATTTTAAGATTCAGCCCAGCAAGTTTGTAGTGGAGAATGAGTTGTTATATCCTGAAGGTTGTGCTATAAAGTATATTCTTAGGCACAGGCTGAAGGGAAAGAAGGAAGACATATTGAAGGCAATACATTTTTTAGAAATGATAATCGAAAGGGATTATAGTGAAAATTCCTAAGTTTGAAGCACAGACAGAGTGGGTAAAACCAACTGAGTTTCCAGACTTACGACAAGTTGATGAGATTGCAATTGACTTAGAGACAAAAGATCCTGATCTAATTAAAAAAGGATCTGGTTCTGTTATAGGCAATGGTGAAGTCATTGGTATTGCTGTAGCTACAAAACATTTTAAAGGATACTTTCCAATAGCTCACGAGGGTGGTGGTAACATGGACAAGGCAAGAGTCTTGACATGGTTAAAAGATATACTGGACGCACCATCAACAAAAATTTTTCACAATGCAATGTATGATGTTTGTTGGCTACGTTCTATGGGTTTTAAAATAAATGGTGACATAGCGTGCACAATGATTGCTGCAGCTGTGACTGATGAGAATAGATTTCGTTATGATCTTAATAGTTTATCGTGGCATTACCTAGGTTATGGTAAGAACGAAGCAGCACTAGCAGAAGCTGCATCTGAATGGGGTATAGATCCTAAATCAGAAATGTATAAATTACCTGCGATGCATGCTGGTGCATATGCAGAACGTGACGCTGAAGTTACATTTGGTCTTTGGCAAGAAATGAAAAAAGAAATTATAAGTCAGGACCTCGAGGACATATTTGATTTAGAATCTGATTTGTTTCATTGCCTGGTCGACATGAGATTCAAAGGTGTACGTGTAGATATAGAACGTGCACATCAAATGAAAAAAGAAATGAAGACAGCTGAACAAGAATTACTACACAAAATAAAAGGTGAAACAAATATTGATACACAGATCTGGGCAGCAAGATCAATTGCAAATGTATTTGATATGTTGCGATTAGAGTATCCACGTACAGAAAAAACACAAGCACCAAGTTTTACAAAAAATTTTTTACAAGAACACAAACACCCTGTTGTAAACATGATTGCACAGGCAAGAGAAATAAATAAAGCACACACAACTTTTATAGACTCTATTCTACGTCACGAACACAAAGGTAGAATACATGCTGAGATAAATCAGCTGAGATCACAAACCGGGGGCACGGTTACTGGTAGGTTCTCCTACCAGAATCCGAACTTACAACAAATTCCTGCAAGAAATAAAGATCTTGGTCCTAAAATTAGAAGTTTATTTATACCAGAAAAGGGCCATAAATGGGGCGTTTTTGACTATTCTCAACAAGAACCTAGACTCGTAGTGCACTATGCATCTTTGTATAAACTACCATCAGTGTATGATGTTATAGAATCTTACAACAATGATTCTAGTGCAGACTTTCACCAGACTGTAGCGGACATGGCACAGATACCCAGGTCACAAGCTAAAACAATTAACCTTGGTTTGTTTTATGGAATGGGTAAAGCAAAACTACAAGCAGAGCTAGGTGTAACAAAAGAAAAAGCTGCAGATTTATTTAATACGTATCACTCACGTGTACCATTTGTAAAACAATTAATGGAGAAAGCATCTAACAGAGCACAGGACAGAGGTCAGATACGAACACTGCTGGGTAGACTGTGTAGGTTTCATCTATGGGAACCTAATAGTTTTGGTATGCATAAAGCTATGACTCACGAAGATGCACTCAGGGAACATGGACCAGGGATTAGAAGAGCGTACACTTACAAAGCGTTGAACAAATTAATACAAGGATCCGCAGCTGACATGACAAAGAAAGCAATGTTAGAATTATACAAAGAAGGAATTATACCGCACATACAAATACATGATGAATTAGACCTATCAATTGAAGATGATGCACAGGCCAAAAAGGTTATTGAAATTATGGAGCAGGCTGTTAGTCTAGAAGTCCCAAATAAAGTTGACTATGAGTTCGGAAACAACTGGGGTGAAATAAATGGATAGTTATTATGGCTTATTTGAATG